TGGCATTCCGTATCTGTTCTAAGTCCATGGTTGACCTCCTGTGTTTGTCCGTCGGTTTACTTCTTGCTGCCCTTTCGCTTGTAGTGAGCTTTCTTCAGCGCAATGGCCACGTTTTGCGCAGATGTGCGCTTCTTCCCGGCTTTGGTTTGACTATGCGCCAACTCGTGGATGTTGGACGAAATCACCTTCTGACTTCGTCCTTTCTTGAGTGGCACGACCTACTTCTTGCGCGGAGTCCCGCGCGCGGTGCGAGGATGCGTCTGGACTCGGCCACCGCCCTTCTTGAACGGTGCTGCCTTCTTCCCGCCAAACTTGGCCATGCTGTACTCCTTTCTTTCCCTACGTTTGAACGACCGGACCTGCCCAAGCAATCGTGACGTCCGCCTGCTGTGCCGCGTCGGTTGGTGCGTCTGCCGGCATGAACTGCTGAATGCGACCTGGCCCAGTAGCGAGCACGCCGGATGGAAACGCAATCTGCCACGTGGCCTTCAGGTTGTTATCGATATCGTTGTTGATGGCCACGTGTGTCGGATCATCCGCGATGTAGTTGATCGTGAAGGAGCAATCCTTCTGGCGCAACAGACCGAGAATGAACGACTCGCTGCCATCGTTGTGCGTGCTGGTTTCGATTTTGTTCCGGCTCTTTCCGGGAGGCGTGACCTTCGTGATCTCACCGATGGTCGTGAAGTTGTTACCGACAATCGTGCCGCCGGTGCCGCCAACCGTCACGTTGACCGGAACCGAGAAATGCGTATCATCGATCACGGTCACGACCTGCGCGCCGTTCAAGGCAGGCGTGCTCCCGGCATGCCCGGCAATCGTCGCACTCTCACCATCCACGAGTCCGTGCGGAGTCGGCGTGGTGATGACGGTCGGATTGGCCACCGAGGACGACGTGATAATCGCGCTCAGTGACTTGCGCTTGATGAGAATGCCTGTGGTGGAAACTGCGTTGGACATGCTGTGCTCCTTACGACTGAACGACTGGACCCGCCCACGCGATCACCACATCGGCCTGCTGTGCTCCGTCCACCGGCGCATCGGCCGGCATGAACGATTGCACCCGACCAGGTCCGGTCAGCTTCACGCCCGACGGAAACTGGAACTGCCAGATGGCCTTGACATTGTTGTCGATGTCATCGTTGACCAAGATGTGCGTCGCATCTCCGGCGATGTAGTTGATCGTGAACGCGCCGTCCTTTTGACGAAGGACACCCAAGATGTAGGACTCCGAGCCGTCGTTGTGGGTGGAGGTTTCGATCTTGTTACGAGATTTCCCTGGCGGTGTGACCTTGGTGATCTCGGCAATCGTCGTGAACACGGTTGGTGCGGCGACCGTCGCGCGCCTGACGAGAATTCCGGTGGTGGATACGGCATTCGACATGTTGTCTCCTTATCGTCGTGTCATAGCGATATTGAACGCCAAGCGCACGCGACCTTGCGCGTCCACCGGCAACTGCAGCACTTCGGAGGTCGGATGAATGTCGAGGAAGAAGATGCCTTCAATCGTCAGATTGACAACGCGATTGTCTTCATCACCACCCAGCGCGTTATAGGCTCGATCAATCAACGCGGCTGCGTCTGGATATTTACCGGCTCGTGCCACGACCTGCGCAGTTGGATGACGAATTGCTTTGGCGTTGTGGACACGATCCGGAGGCGCACCGCCGGTTTCCGTCAAGGACAGAAGTGCAGGCGATCCGGCCGATGGCAAGTAGACATCACCTCCTGCAAAGATGGTCACACCCTTTGTGCCCACTCCTTCGCTGACAAGCCGCGTTGCAACCGCGTCAATGACTCTCACAGTCCCAAATCCTTTTTGATGTCCGCTGCCACACGCTCCAAGAAGTGCGGTGCGGATTCGTTCCACGGTATCTCGAAAAACTTGGCCTGACCTTTCGCGTGGAATGCTTCTAGGTCTTCGTGGACGAAGATGGCGTGATGGGCCGCAAAGCCCATGATGAGACGGATAAGGCCGAAACTGATTTCAATTCCGTAGAAACCAGAATCAACCAACTCACCCGTCTCCACCGGCGTGATGCGCTTCATCTCCGCCATCTCGACACGGCCAAACTTGGTCATGGCCCGTTCACCGGATGCTCCATAGCCGGTTCGTAGACCACGCATCCGCGTGATCATTTCTTGGACGCCTGCGACGCTCACCCGCCCACCTGCGTCGTCTTCCCGGTCCACGCTTCTGGCACGTATGGCACGCCTGTCTCGTCCAAGAGACCACCGATCTTGACCACGGCCGTCGTCACGCCGTTGAGCGTGATCAGATCACCCTCATTGACAACGAGGCGATCCAGAAACGTGAACTTGGCAGCGCTCACGCGGCTCGTGCCATTGGCGGAGGTCACCGCCTCACTCACGTTCTCAACGAGCGCCTGCGCATCAAACGGATCGCCATAGGTCGGCCCATACATGTCCGATCCCTCGATTATGGGCGTGATGACGATGTCCGCGCGGAAAGGTCCGGCGATTGCGAGCACAGGCCCGGCAATGATGTTCCGAACCGTATCAGGCAGACTCATGACCTACTTCCTCGTGTAGTTGATCTTGGGCGTGGTGCGCTTACCGCCACCGCGAACAGGAATCGATTTCTTGACGGAGGACGCGCCTGGCACCTTGGAGATCTGCGGCTTCCTGACTTGAACCTTGGACATGATAACTCCTTCAGGCTCGAACAAGTGGGATGGTCGAACGGCTCTGTCCTCCGAACATCCAACTGATCATAGCGAAGACGGCCGATGGCAACTCAATCGAGTCGCTGGCAGAACTGCTACCGTGATCAAACTCGACCTCCACAGAACCGGCTTTGACGCGCTTGAGACCGACAGACTGCGCTTCAGTATCGCTTGCGGTGTCCGGCAACGCGCCATTCTCAATCAATCGGCGCGCATACTCGGATGTCGCGTCTTGAAGGTCGGTAGGAATGATCGTGTTCGGCACGACCAGTCCACTCGGATAGTACATGCCCGATCTCGGAACGGGCAATCGCTGTTCGTGCGTAGTGGGCCATCCCGGCCACCCGACTGCGTTGAGCGCGTTGACGATCAGTCGAGTGGCCGTGATGAGCGCTTGCGCCTTGATCGCGTCAGAAGGTCCAGTCCATGCCTCCGCATATAGCTGGTTGTCGTGATACCCGTTGGCGTAGGCGACCGTGGTGAAGCTGTTCGCGTTAACGCCACCAATGGTCGCATCGAGAACGACTGGCATGACTGACTCCTTTGTTACTCGTCTTCGGTCGTGTCTTCGTCGCCGTCTTCGTTGGCGTCTTCCGGCTTCTGCACCTCAGGTGCCACCATCGCGCCAGCGGCCGTGCGCTTCGTCGGATCCAGCAGGTTCGTGTTCGGCTCGTCGGTCGTCGCCACTGGCCGAGAGATTTCTGCCACGCCTGCCGTGCCGATAACCTGAGGCGGTGGAAGAGCCGCTGCCGGAGTCTGCACCTGCGTCGAATCGTAGGTGTGCAGATTGGCGATGGTCGTGCGCGGATGCATCGGACCCGGCATCCTCGCATTCGGCGCGCTGTGAATGCGCCGCGTGTATTCCTCGTCGGTTTCATCGACGATGTCGTGCTTGTCTTCGTCGTAGTCATCGACGGAGACGGTGGTGCCGTTCTTGAGCAGGTAGTTCTGCCGCACGACCTCCTGCTGCTCTTCGGCGTCTTCGGCGCTGCGATTACGCTTCCTCTTGGCCATGTCTTACTCCGTGAAAGAGGTGAATGTCAAAACGGGATGCGCAGCGTTTCCGACCACCGCGCATCCCTTCGCCAAACAGCCGTGTTTGCGACCACGGCTATCCGGACGATGCCCTAGCCGAGCATGATCTGCGCGAAGTCAGGCCGCGTGAGCTCCGCGCCCCACATGGCGTCATACGACCAGCGCCACTGCTTGTACTCGCGCGTGAGCTCCAGTCTCAGCACGAGTCCGCTGACCGGATCGATGATCGTATCGAATGCCGCCAGCGACTCACCTCCAGGAGGCGTGGACTCGGCCAACGGCCGGGTGACGAACGAAATCGCATCGCGGTGGAACAGGACGTTCTGAACCGCCGTCGCCAGCAAGGTCACGACCTCGCCACCGCCTGTCGCGCCACGGAGAACCGGCGTGATCGGAACGGAGGTGTTGCCGACGATGAGGTTGGTATCGGCCGTGACCCGGTAGATACCGGCCGCTGGGCCTGAGGCGATGGTGATCGTGTTCCCGGCCAGCAACGGAGCCGCGTTGGTAGCCTTGGCCAGCGAGACGGTGGCGTTGCCTGCGGCGTTGACGCCGTTGACGGTCAGCGCACCGGCGGTGAGCGCCGTCGCGGTGTTCGTGGGCACGCCGTTGCCTTCCACCCAGTTCGCACCGAGCTTGAAGCCGATGGCGCCGTTGATGATACCTCCGGTATCGCCACGCCACGCAGCGTCAATGAACTGACGTCCCTGGAGCAGATTGCCGGCCGCGTCGCCGTTGATGATCGCAATGCGCGGATCGTCAGGCACATCGCGCTGGTTCAGCGCCTTGCGAGCGTTGATGTAGACCGACATGTCGTTGAGACCAGTCGTGGCCGACACGGCAAACGGCGTTGTGCCCGCTGCGCCGTTCTCGAACGGCACCTTGAGCACGAACTTGGACCAGATGTGCGTTTCCATCGCCACGACGATGGACTTGACCGCCTCATCTGCCTGAGACGGGATGATGCCCATGCTCACCTGCATCAAATCCTTGTCGGTGAGCGTGAAGGCGGCTTCCTTCCACTGGTCCACGACGAGGCTGACGGAGGTCGGTGCGATGGGCCCGGTGTCCGGTGCCGTGTGACCTGGCACCACGTCCGTCGCCGTGATGGCCGACGGGATGGTAATGGTCACGGACGACATCTTGGTGCCAGGAGCAGGATCGTAGTCGTGATTCACGACACGAGGGAGAACGGATCGTGCCCGCATCGACTTCATGCCGAGCGCAAGCAGCGGCTGAATGTATGCGGTCAGTTGATTCGGCACTGCCATAGAAGCAACTCCTTGTGAGAAGGTTACTAGGTGAAGCTCCTCAGGAGCCGATCACTCGCCACTCAGTGGCGACGATCCGTTATGGGTCTATCGCATCGTGCGACTACTGCCGAACGACAACCGCCTTGCCGGACGCGATGTCGTCCATGTTCTTGCCCATTTCCTCTGGAGATGGGTTGATGATCTGCCTGACGTTCGCGGGAGGTGTGCGCTGACGACCGTCGCCAGCACCGCCACCACTCGATTCACCGAACAGGTTCTCGTCGGTCTTGGCCAGTTCGCCCAGCCAATCCAGCGGTGTGAGGTCTTTCAAGGGATCAGTTGGATGTTTGACGCCTGACTTGGGAACGATGGCGCCGTTTTTGAATTCGAATTTCTCTTCAGCTTCGCGGAGGACGTGACGAACCGACGTGGGCCGGACACCGGCTTTGGTCGCATCGGCCGTGATCAGTTCTCGGAACCTCGACTCATTGGCGCGTTTCTCGGCTTCGACACGCGCCGTCTCCGCTGTCTTCAACTGATCCTTGACCGGCTGGAGCGCCGCATCGATTGCCGCCTGTACGCCGCTGACGTCGGTGATGCCCTTCTTCTTG